TATTATAATATATATACTATTCTTATAATATATTATATTTATCATATATATAGTACATATTATATAAAGTAATTAGTTTTTATATTTTTATTTATAAAAAAATAATTATATAAAAATAGATAATATTTTCATAATAATATGATTGTATAATCTGGATATAATCCAATGTTCAATATTTTACATTAATAAACATTGACAAAGTCTTAACCCTTACCCACCCCAATAAAATAAAATCGTTTCTAGCCCAAATTACTCTCTCTCCCAACTCTAGCAAAAAATTTTAAGGGGCAATATGTAGAAAGAATTGCGTTGCGTTCTTTCTTTTCTTTTACCTATTATGCACACTATTGACAACACAAATAAAATATGATAGTATGTATATTGTAAGGAAAGGTGAGTAATAATGAAAGTTGGAGAATATGCAAGATTAAACAACACATTATATGACACAGTAGTTATTTTAAAAATAATGAAAGTTTATGACAATACTATACTAACTGAAAATGATGGTTCAATTTTTCAAGGTGAATATGGCAAAGATGAAATTGTTAATCATTCATATAACATAATAGATTTAATAGAAGTAGGAGATTATGTTAATGGATTACCTGTTGAAAGAATAGAAGGAACTTTAGATGATGAAAATGACATAAAAGTATGGTTTGGAGTGGCAACTTATGGTAGAACAACATTAAATCAAATAAATCACAGATATACAGTTAAAGATGAACTTGAAGATGATTATTCATTAAGATTTAGATGTATTAAACCAGAAGATATTAAATCAATAGTAACAAAAGAACAATTTAGTTCTATGGAATATAAGGTGAAATAGATGAACGATGAAATAACAATTATCGGTGATGAATTAAGAATTGGAAACAAAATATGGTATGGAATGAGTAAAGAAATATTAGATTACATAACTAATTTACAACAAGAAAATGAATATCTAAAAAAGAATAATCCAGAGCAAAACATAGAGCATTTTAGAATTATTAAAGAGAACAAAAGAAAGATTAATAATTTAAGGGAAGAGAATAAAACACTACACGAAAATAACCAAGCAATGCAAGAAGAAATGGCTAGAGTATGGGGAGAAAATGAAAGATTAAAAGACATAGTAATAGAAAAAGATAGTCAAATAAAAGAAATGATAATACAAAAAACCGATTATACAGCAATTAATATATTAGAAATGAAATTAGAAGATTATAAATCTCGTTGTGAAAAAGGAATTGAATATAACAATCAAATAATAAAAGATATAAAGGATTTTTATAGACCAACTACAGATATTATTTATAGTGGTGATAGTTTAATTGAAATAGCAACAAATAATATAAACATATTACAAGGAGAGAATAATGGTAACTAAAGAAGAATTTAATAAGGTATGGAACGAAAGCACAACGGAAGATATACTAAATCAATTTTATTACGAGCATAACGATGTGCGTGAATTACTAAAGGAAAATGGCAATAAAGAAGAAGTAATTAAAAGGCAACAAAAAGTAATAGACCAATTAACTAACAATTGGAATGAGTTAGAAGAATGGATAAATCATCAATTGAGCACTATGACTATGCACGTTTATATGATGCAAACATATCAAGCAATTTTAGACAAAATGAATGAAATAAAGGATGGTAACAAATAAATGTATTATATGCGAATATTAACAAAATATAACGAAATAAAATTAATATTAGAAGATGGAACATTTTATGATGAAGAATTACAAAATCTATTACAACAAGAATATATAAGAGAAGTATATTTAAGGTGGATAGATGAAAAAGAATATGAAAGAAACCAAGAGTATAATAAGGTTAGAAGATTAGAAAGGAAAGGCAAGAATGTATCTAATAGAATATAAATGCGGTGATTTTATTATTAAGAAGTATGTAGCCGATTCAAAGCAACTCGGAAAACTTATTGAAACCGAAATGTCTAACTACGAGTATATAAAAATATTAAAAGAAATAAGAGAAGAAATTATAACAGAAAGTAAATCTAAAAAGGGGCATAGATAATATGCTCTATTTTTGTTGTTTTATCATTTTGTGCTATAATGTTTCTTGGAGGAAAAGGGTGGAATGAAAATAATAAATGTGAAGTTAAGCAAAGATATTAAGCAATTGCACATTATACCTATTAGCGATGTGCATATCGGCGACAAGCAAGCCAATTTAAAGCTATTTAAGGAAGTTTTAAAAAGAATTAAGGAAGATGATAGCACTTATACTATTTTAAATGGAGATTTATGCAATACGGCACTAAAAAATAGCAAAAGCGATGTCTACGAAGATGATTTAAGTCCTATGGAACAACTAGAAAAACTTTTAGAGCTTTTAGAACCTATTAAAGACAAGATTTTAGTCATAAGTCCTGGAAATCACGAAGATAGAATCACAAAAGAAACAAATATCGACATTACGAAACTAACAGCTAAACAATTAGGTATCGAAGATAGGTATTCTAGTGGATGGTGGTATTTATATTTAAGATTCGGTGAAAAAGAAGTGGGAAGAAAAGCCCCTATGTGTTACCAAATTACTGGTTATCACGGAAGCGGTGGGGGAAGAAAACCAGGCGGAAAGGCAAATAGATTACAAGAAATGAGCCAAGTCGTTATAGCGGATTTATATATAATGGGGCATACGCATTTGCCTATGTCTATGAAGCAACAAATATGGATACCAGACTATGCAAATAACTCTTTAAACAAGAAAGAAATGTATTATTTAATGACAAATAGTTTTCTTGAACCAGAAGGCTATGGTGAAAAGTTGGGAATGACACCAACTTCAAATACACCTACGGAAGCAATACTAGATGGCACTAAAAGAAAGATAAAGACTATTTTATAAGTTGACAAATATATAAAGGTATGTTATATTTATATTAGTCAAGCTATTAGGAAACACAATTTAGACATTTTTAGGATGTAGATACTCATTACAGCAACTATCATAGAGAAAATATTTAGTATTTTGAATATGAAAGGATTACTTTAGCAAAAAAGTATAAAATTTGCTCCAAATTTTCTAAACCGAGTATCGTTTCCTAATAGCAAGGACTAGAGTAATTAACTAGTCCTTTTACTATAAGGAGAGTGAATAAAATGACTGAATTAGAAAAATTATTTGCAACAAAAAAGACCGAAAATGGAGATGTTGCATACAAAACAACGGGAGATAACCTAACGGACTTGTTCTTTATGACACCATACTTTGAAAAGCATTTAGACCAAGTAAAAATTGGAAATAGTGAAAGGGAAAAGGTATTTTCAATGTTTATCCGTGATCCTAGATTTGGTTTAGGCCGTAGAGATTTAGGTAGAGAATTGATGAAGCAAGCGGGCGTTTCTTATTACAATGTTGTAAAAGCAGGAAGATTTGATGACTTGTGGCATAATCCAACGCAAGAAAATATTGATTATTTGGAAGTTGCACTTGCAAATAACAACGAATTAGCAAAGAAATGGATGCCAAGATTAACGGGTAAAGACAAAAGATTTGCAAAAGCATTATGTAAAGAGTGGGGAATTAGTGAAAAACAATATCGTGCATTAATTAAAACTGATTCTACTACGGAATATAAGTTATCTTATGCCGAAAAACTAGAAACTACTGCATTAAACGATTTATTTAAGAAGTATAGTTATACACACCCACTTGTTAATGAAATTGACTTTGAAAAAGTGCCTTCATTAGCAATGACAAAGTATTTACATACATTCTCAACAAGAGAAGATTTAAAAGAAAGATTTGAAGAATATATTAAAGCCGTAAAAGAAAATAAAGCAAAAGTAAACACTTCAACAACTAATGTTCACGATGCTTATAAAACCGCTATGGGTGGTGATTGGACTACGCAAAGCGTTGAAGATGAAGCAAGGGATATAGTTGGCAAGAAAATAGTAGAAAGTGCGACATTAAATGTCGAAATGGATGCTATTTGTGTATTAGATACCTCAGGTTCTATGTATAGTTATTATGGATGGGGAAGCAATGGTCCTGATTTTACAAATGCTAACGATATAGGTGTTAAAGCAATGTCCGTATGCCACGCTATTGCAACACATTCAACTTATGCACCAAACCAATTAATTTCATTTAGTTCAAACCCACATTTAATGACAATTAAAGGTGAAACATTAAAAGAACAATATCGTTCTATGTATACGGGAGATTGTTCTAATACCGACTTTGGTAAGGTTATGGACTTACTAAAAGGTTTAAAGAAATTTCCACAATACATAATTGTAATGAGTGATATGGAATTTGATTATGGTTCACAACAAAGCAAGCAAGAACTAATGGCATTATTTAAAAAGTATGAAGCACCAACAAAATTAATTTGGTGGAACTTTAACGATAGAAATAAAACAGTACCAGAGTTTGATGAATATGGCAATATATTCTTAAGTGGATATAACTTGCAAATATTGAGATTATTAGAAAACAATTTCGATATGACCACTTATATTGATAAGATACTAGAGAAGTACAAAAAAGATATTGACTATAAAGCATAATTTTGCTATAATGGATACAAGTAAAGACACAATACAGCAAAAAATAAAACGCTTATGATTTGGGTTCATAGAAAGCACATTCCTTTTAAGAATGAAAATCGTGTCTTGCCTCAATTTTATTTGAAAAATATTGAAAGACTATTTCCGCAAAAATATAGTGGTGTAATGGTTACACACTTGCCTATCACGCAAGCTTTGTTGGTTCGATCCCAACCTAATTTAATAGTCTTGGACACCTTTAAATCTAGTAAAGCACGCTAGCTTAATGCTAGTGTTCTAGCGACATACAACTTTTTATTTATTTCTTCTAACCAAGTGAAAAGTTTTAGTATATGCCGTTAGAACAGTATCATTGAGTTATGATACTATTTTTTGTTTTTTCATTTAACACTTTTCTAAAGATAGATAGTGAATTGGCAATTGACTTTCCTTTGGATAACCCCCTGAATTAGTTGTTTGAGTTTGTATTAATTGCCAATGCAGTATTTACCTTTAAAACGATAAAGAGCAACCTCCTTTTCTAAATTGCTCTTTTTTTGTTGACAAAAATTACCTTGTATGATAAATTGTAATTGGAATAGAAAGCAAGGTGTTTATTATGAATGGAATCTTTAACCTTTTAATAACAATAGTTGCAATAGGGATTGTATCTCTTTTTGCGACTTTTTTTATTATATGTGGTTTGCATAAAGAAGAAATTTGGGAAGAAGTCAAAAATCGTTTTTTCAAGAGATGAATAAGGAGAATAAAAATGGATGAGTTTTACAGTAATGTGCAAGGTTTAATGTTTAAAGATGTTGATGATTTATATTCAAAAAAAATGCAAATAAGGGAAAGATTTGCCGAATTGGACTATCCAACGAAGCAAATATATAAATGGTTCTTTTACTATCAATTATGTTTACTTCGAAACCCATTAAAGAGATTATTATGGGATTTCGTGAGTGGATCGAACGAATTATCTATGCAATTAGAATTACCCCACGAATATAGAAAATTTTGTGAAAAAAGAAATCGAATTTACCCACCCGCACAATTTGACAATTATGATTAATTATGCTATATTTTATGTGTAAATAAGATTGGAGGCAGCAAAGATGGAAATATCGTTGGTAGTAAGTATTTTAGCCGTTGTAATTACTGTTGTTAATTTTGCTCTTTCTAGGAGAGATAAAGCCGTTAAAGATACCAAAGAAGAAGGTAAAGAAAATGCTAATCAAGTATTAATTGATTACAAATTAGGTGAATTGTCTAAAAAAGTTGACCAAGTTATAACAAAGCTAGATAGTTATGAGAGAGAAACCAAGAACATTGTCAAAGAAGAGATGGAAAAGCACATTCTTGAATACCATAAATAATAAGGGGTTGTAATGGGTGTTATAGAAGATGTGGAATCTATAAAGCACGAATTAGAAGAAGTAAAGAAGGAAACCAGAAAAGAAAATAAAAGGATTCAAGAATTGAACAAAATAAAAAAAGCAAATAAAAAATTATTAAAAGCATTGATAGTGTCCATATTTGCTTTTATATTTTTGCTTGTTTATACTATAATAATTGTTTATTGTTGACAAATGTGTTTCATATAAATATAATATTGTTTCGCAAAAGAAGAAGTTTAATTCTTCTTTTTTTGTTAGGAAGGAGGTGTGTTATGTTCAAAGATTACGATAAATATTTATCAACGAGCTTAAAAGTGTATATTTTTGTATTAGTATTAATTCTTATAATGAAATTAGTAGGAATAGATTATTTTGGCATAGACCTTAATAACAAATTTATATTGTCGATTAATTCTTTGTTTTTCAAAGGCAAAATAAGTATGAGTTTATGTAATTTAGTTTTATTAATGTATTATCAATACATAATGGTTTCGATAATATGTAATAGTAACTCTAAAAAAATGAAAATGTTAAATGTGTTGAGTATTCCCATTACTGCTTTTATACATTTGTTGAAATCTTTATTTTTAAATACAATATGGTGCTTAATTTTAGAACTTTCATATTTGTATATATTGGTTCGAGTTATAAATCACTTAACAACAAATCAAAAGAATATTAATAAAAGATTTTTAATTGTTGTTTTCATAAATTATATATTCCAATTTGTATCTTCAATTACAAGATATAAATATTCTATTAATTGCATAAATAATCAAGTCGCAGATATAATTTTAAATTTAGATTATATTGTTGCTCAATTAATATTTTATAAATTATATTTTAAGAAAGGAGATGAAAGAAAATGTATATTCCAAGTGGAAGTTGGTTCATTTTCGCTAAAGAAGATAAACTTAAAGAAGTTGCTAAAAAGTTTGCAAGCAAACTTGCATAAATTTAGAGAGTTACCTAAACAAGAAAGGTTATCAATTTCTATTTATATCGTTTTAAGTTTGCTTTGGAATACATTGAGCTTGGTAATTATATTACTCGTTGCAAATTTGAACCATACTTTTATCGAGTGCTTATTCATTTTAACTTCGTTTTGGCTATCAAAACACGCATTTGGTAAACCATTTCACCTACCTAGTATGATTCAATGCTTTATTGTATCAAATCTAACATATTATATCTTGAATAGAATAACAACACCTTTAGGAATTAGTATATTTATACCTATATTGTTAGGTGTAGGTTTATCTTATGTAACTTCAAAGTTAGTAAAGAAAACTTACAAACCACTTTATAGAGGAATGCCAAAGGACTTGTTTAACGAAACAATTTTGAAAATTGTTGATAAAGATAGTGTCAAATACAAAATATGTTACGATTTTTATATCAATAAAAAGAGTGATTTGTCATTATCATTTGAGTACAATTATTCCATAGCGGGCATTAGAAAGATAAAAGATAGAATTAATGATAAGATAAAAGAGCTTTAATTTAGCTCTTTTATTTTTATATGTATTATTTTGTATCGGTTTTAAATTGTATGATTAAACTACGAAAGGAGATAACAACACTCATTAGATTTGTTTAAAACGCATTTCAAAGAGTTTTAAGTTTGTTATCTTCTTTTATTTAGGAGGAAGAATATGTATAACAACCCTTATATGAATTATCAACAAAATTTTAATCAGCAAAGTATAAATGAAAGAATAGATAATCAAATAGCACAATTGCAACAAATGAAAGAGCAAATGAAAAATCAACAACCTACAAGTATTAATCAGACATTTCAATTAGCACCACAACATACTGGAATGAGATTTGCCACTTCTTTAGATGATGTAAACAAAGAAATGGTTTATGCTGATACACCATTCTTTAGCAAAGATATGAGTGTAGTGTGGATTAAAAACAGCAAAAATGAAGTTAAAACTTATGAATTACATGAGATAGTTCCACAAGATGAAAAAGACATAAAAATAAATTTTTTAATGGCACAAATTGAGGAACTAAAGAAAGGGATGAAAAAAGATGAATCCAATGGCACTATTAATGAATCAGTTGCAAAATCAAATGAAGATGAAGAATCCTCAAATGTTTCAAATGTTTCAAAACCTACAAAAAAATCAAAGTAATCCACAAGAAATTATAAATAATGTGATAGGGAACTATAAACCAGAACAAATACAACAATTTAGGCAATATGCAAAGGGATTTGGAATAACTGATGAACAATTGAATCAATTTGGTATTAACTCTAAATAGAGTTGATATAAAAAATTTATAGAAAGGAGATAAATATGAACGGATCAATTCAACCAACTGTAGAATTAGCTACAACAAATGGAAACAATGGATTTGCTTATCCATATCCAGTATATCCTATGAATAATGGATTTGGTGGGAATGGCGGCTTTTTAGGTGGCGATGGATGGATTGTCTTGTTACTATTACTAGCATTTGGTGGTTGGGGTAACAATGGCAACAATGGTTTCTTTGGAAACAATAGTTTTGACAATGGCTATGCTTGGTTAAGTAATGGCCAAAAAGAAATTATGCAAAACACTAACAACGGATTTGATACATTACATTTATCTAATCAACTAGATACTGTAAATAGTGGCATCTATTCACTATCTAACCAATTATGTAATACTGGACACGATATAACAAGTGCAATTTCAAATGGGTTTTATAGTAGTGAAATTGCAGCCAATAATCGTGCTATAAATCAAATGCAAGATACATTTGCATTGAGTAGACAATTTGCTGATTGTTGTTGTGAAAATCGTTTAGGAGTTGCTGATTTAAAATCAACTATTTTAAGCGAAAATTGTGCCGATAGAGCTGCACTTGCTGATGGCTTAAAAGATGTATTAATCAACCAAACTGCTAATACTCAAAGAATTTTAGACCAATTATGCAATGACAAGATAGATGAAAAGAACGAAAAAATTGCTGACCTTCAAAGACAATTATCTATGGCTGATTTAAAAGCTAGTCAAATTGCACAAAACGCATTTATTTCACAAGGATTTGCTAATGAAGTTGATGCTTTATACAACAGATTAAGCAATTGCCCAGTACCAAGCACACCAGTTTATGGTAGAACACCAATATTCACTTGCCCACAAAACAACGGATGTGGATGTGGATATAACACAACAAGTCAATTTATTTAATAGCATAGAGTAGAATACTACATACTCGATTACGAGAACTTGCTAACAATTTCCCTTTAAGGGGAGAAACGAGAGATAGGCATAGTTCTATCTCTTTATTTATTTATGAAAGGAGAAAGATATAATGATACAAAGTGTACAAGAACTTCCATTAATATTACCCACAAATACAAGTGATATTACTTTTTTAAATGATGAATTAAGGACTAGAAGTGCAACTTGTAGTGGTTGGTTAAATCATACAGAAGGAACTAGCCAATATACAATTTTAGGAAATAACAATTGTTGCCAACCTGCCGTATATGAAATAACATTTAATGCTAATGTTACAGGTGAAACTGCAGGACCTATTGAAATAGGATTAAAAGAAAATGGAACTGCCGTAGTTGGTGCTAGTGCTAATGAAGTGATTACTCCAGGAGAATATCAAAACATTGCTTTTACTAAATTAATAAGATTATGCCCAAGAGAAAATGTAACATTATCAATTGGTTCATTTCCTGCAGTTAGTGGTGTAGTTCCCACAGTTGAAACTGTTGCACCTACTGTTAAAAATGCAAATCTTATTATTCGTAAGATAGTATAATGAAAAACAATTCAATAGATATAGCATCTTTGATTTTACAATTGTTGAGTTTAGATATATTGTTTAAAGATTTTAATAATAGTGATTTAATGCAAGAATTACAAAATCAAGATGAAAAATACTTAAAAACGATAATTAATCAAAATGAAGAAATATTAAGCCTTTTAAGAAAGGAGAATAAGTAATGGAAGATAAGTTAGTTAAAAAAACGGAAGAAAAAATAAAAGAAATATTAGAAGATGATATTACCCCTAATAATTTAGATTATTTGTATAAATTAAGTAAAATTAAACATTTAGCAAAGGAGGATGAAGAAATGAATTACGGAAATTATGGAAACTATGGTGCAAGGAGACCAGGATACGATAGTTATGGTCGTGGTAGCTATGGTGAATATGGTGAAGGTTCTTATGGAGAATACAATCGTGGTGGTAGCTATGGAAGAAGGGGCTACGATTCTAAATATCGTGGACACGACCATTTAGATAGAATGTATGATGAATATGGAAGATATATGGAAGGCCGTGAAAGATATGGTGCAAGTGAAGAAACCGACAAATCGTTTCATTATATGGTAAAAGCTCTTGAAGATTTTATTAAAGTATTAGAAGAAGAAGCAGAAACGCCACAACAAAAACAACAACTAATGCAAGCATTACAAAATGCTATGAGATAATATGTATAAGTATTATAATGCAAATGCTTTAAACAAATACGAAGATGATTGCGTAATAAGAGCAATATCTTGTGCCACTAACAAGTCGTGGGATTATGTGTATGATTATTTAAGTGATATAGCCCAATACGAAGGAACATTACTTGATAAAAAGAATTTTGTAAGGGGTTATTTAGATAGAACTTATAAAAGATTAAAAGGGCTAAAAGGTAGTGTTGGCTATGTATCTTCACTTTTCCCTAATAACACTTTACTTATAACGGCACGAAATCATATCGTTTGCAGTAAGCAAGGAATTATTTATGACACCTTTGACTGCCGTGATTACGAAGTAGAAAGTGTTTGGCTTGTAGATTAAAAAAGAACTATTTATTTAGTTCTTTTTGTTTGTCTAACCAAGTTATACCAACGGCATAAGCCGCCCACACATCTTTTGAAAAACCATAAAAGAAATCTTGGTTCTTTTTTGTGCCTTTTCCATTTTTAAAATCAAATGTAGCAAATCTATCAATTAATGCTTGTCTTATGTTGCTATCTTTAGCTTTCATAGAGCCACATAGGTTCATTTTTTCTTCTTTACGATATATATACTCGGTTGTTTCACAATTAAATGCTTCAATAAATCTTCCTATCCATACGCAAGTATCAAAAACTTCCTTGCCTACGGGCATACCATACGAAGCTATCATCTCTATTGCCAAAGCAATAATAGGGAAAAATCTTATATCATTTATTAATCTTTCTTTCAATTCATTATTATCAATTTTGCCAAATTCTATTGGTTTATAATTATCTTTGTCGATAATACAATAAGCACTTTGTATATTACCTGGATCGATGGCTAAAATCATTTCTTCATCTTCCTTTCTAATTCTAGTTTAAACTTTACATATTCAATTTCTTTGTTTACATCATTAATTCTATCAAATAATTTTTGTTTTTCTTTTCTATCATACCATTTATTGTCAAGTTCCCTTTTTAAATACTTTTTTTCTAATTCAAGTAATGATAGTTTCTCAATTAAATCGTTATTCATAACACCACACTACCATATTAATAATAACACAAATTGACTAAAATGTAAAATCGTGTTATCATTTGTGTATAGTTAGGAGCGGTAAAATGACAAGAACGAAAGAAAAAAATCAAGAAATTGTAAACAAGAATAAAAACGAACTTCGTGAATTAGAACAATTTTACACAACAAACAAAGTTGACACAATGTTTAAGTCAATAGAAAAGAAGAAAGAAGAATTGGTTCAAGATATGATTAAATATGCTAATGAACACACTGTGCCTTGTGCTTGGGATAAAGAAGGTAATCCTACTTCGTATAGGGTAAAAATAAACCCATTGGTTATTACTAATTATTTCTTTAAGCCAATAACCCCTATAACAAGCCAAGAACCAATGTATAATGCCGAAAAACTAGGGATGGTATTTGATTATTATTGCGATATATTGGCAAATGTAAATGATAAAATAGGCAATTTTCCAAGTTCTTTGACATCCTTTTGTAAATTGGCGGGTATTACACTTAATACATTAAGACAATACAAAAATAGCACAGATTATAATATGCGTGTCGTTGCTGAAAAAATATACGACCAAATAGGCGATGAAAATATTACTATGTCTCAAATGGGCATTGTAAAAGAAAGAACGACAATGTTTAAAATGAAATCTCAAAACGAGCTTGTTGAAAAGCAACAACCTAATATCAATATTAACATAACCGAAAAACCCGATTTTGAAAGAATTGAAGAAAGAATAGGCAAATATAAACAATTTGCTAACAAAAAGGAAAAGAAATAATGGATAAGGAAAAATTAAAGGTCAAAAAAACCATTGTCGAGATACTAGACATTTTAACTAATAATTTTAAATATTCTTTTGGAAAAAAGATAAGTTTTGAAGATATATTTGAAATGATGAAAGATTTATATTCTTTATTTAAAAACTTTGAAGATAATGTAAAAGAATGCGGTGAATTAGTAATTAAAAGATATATTCCATTGTTAGATTTGTTGGTACAAATAGACACTAACCCTAGCCATTACCAAGAATATGCAAAGCATTTAAAATATGCCTATAAATTGGGTGCAAGAGTATCTTTAGAGCATTATATGGTGTATCGTGAATGGGATTTGCCAGAAAAAGAAAAGTTTTTTGAACCTCGATACAATATTTTGGTTGGGTATATGCACTATTTACAAGAATTAGAGTGCAACCCCAATTTTCACACTTTAATATTTAATGCACCAAGTGGATATGGGAAAACATACCCCAAAAAGATAAGTGAAGCGTGGTCTTTTGGTATAGACAATACGGGTGCAATGCTATCTCTATGTTCAAACGATACTGTTGTTAAAAGTGGTAGTAGGACAGTAATAGATGAAATCAAAAGTGAAGAATTTGGGGAAGTTTTTCCTAGTTTAAAATACAATATTGAAGATAAAGACTTTTTCTTAAAAGAAACTGATAGCGAATGGAAATTAAGAGGGTGTAGACTTCCATTAAGTTATTATGCAAAGACAACCCAAGCTAATGTAGTAGGTTCGAGAGCAAGTAAAAGCATACACATAGACGACCTATACCCTGATTATAAGGAAGCTATGAATCAAGCATTAAACAAATATTATTATAATAAATCAATAACAGTTTGGGAAAAGCGTTTTGTTCAAAATAAGCCACCTAAAGTTTGTATAACGGGAACATTATGGGCTAGTGGTGATTATATTGATTTAAAGATTCAACAATTAAAGAAAGAACACAAATTTGTTAAACACCCTAAATACCCATATACTTGGGTTAGTGAAGATAAGACTTGTGTTATTATTCAAGTTCCTGCATTAGATTATGAAACGGGTGAAAGCACTTGCCCAGAAATAAAATCAACAAAAGATTTACTTAAAGAAAAAGCAAATATGGAAGATTATTTATGGGAAACTAACTTCCAACAAAAGCCAACAAATCCTGAAGCATTAATATTTAGTTACGACAAATTGAGAACATACGAAACTATACCACCAAGTGATTATGTTGGTACTTATGCGGTAATAGATGCCACAAGAAAGAGTGGCAAGGACTTTTTTGCAATGCCTATATTTAGGAAAGTTCCTAACGGAGATAAATTTGATTATTATTTGCAAGATTGCTTATTCACAAGAACTGCGACCAAAGATATGTATAATGATATTGTAAACAAAATATTAGATAACCATATTATATGTTTAGTTATAGAAAGTAATGTAACAAGTGAGTTAAAGCAAGCTATTGAAGAAATGCTTGCAACAAAAAATGTAGAGTATTGTGAAATAATAGAAAAATACAACACTATACAAAAGTCGGCAAGAATTACAAATGAAATGCACTTAATTAAAAAAGCATTAGTGTTCCCTAATAAAACAATGTATGGAATTAACACCGATATTGGTAAATATATGGAAAACTTGACACTTTACAATAGTGATGGTTCTAATCCTAACGATGATGCCCCAGATAGTGCCGCAATGTTTTGCAGTGAAATAATAGAAGAAAATAGTCAACCACAAATAGCAATTCCGTTGCCTAATATTAGACAATTTTTCTAAATTAAATGTAAAATTTGACAAAATAAAAAAAATAATGTATATTGATTTTGTAAATTAAGAGTAAAACTCGGTGAGGAGTTGAAAAAATGAAAACATTTGGTAGACATACTATTTACGCTAACTATACAGAAGAACAATTGCTAAAAGGTTCTTTAGAAGAACAAACAGCAAAGGTAATTGACATTTTGCAAAATAGCGTAGAGTTACACAACTTAAATAAAACCGAAATTATATATTTGCAAAATTACTTATATGGCGACCAAGACATAAAGAATAAAGAAAAACTAACTAGAACGGATATTAATAACAAAGGTGTAGAAAACTGGGCTTGGGCTTTTCAAGATTGGAAAAAAGCATTCCTTTTAGGAAAACCAATTCAATATGCCCCACTAGATGACAAAGCCAATGAAGAAATAGTAACATTAAACAATTATGTTAGTTACGAAGATAAAGACCAACTAGACCAAGATATTTACGAAGATATATTTACTGTTGGTCGTGGATATAGATATGTTAATGCAAGTCCTATTAGTGAAGATGATGAAGCACCAATAGAGTTGCTTAACTTGGATGTAAGAAATACCGAAGTTGTATATTCTAGTTCAATAAATCACGAGCAACTATTAGCATTCGTTCAAGTAAGTAAAAAATATATAGTTCAAGAAGTCGATCCTAATACAGGTAAACCAACAAAAGTTGAAAAGAATTATAATGAGTATAATGTCTATACAAGAAATAGATTATATATTATAGATGACAAATTAGGCCAACTTGCAATGAGAGTAGTAGAAAGCAAGCCTATTATTCATAATTGCCATATTGTAACAGAATACTATTTTAATAGAAGAAGAATGAGTTATTTAGAAATATGTAAAGACATTTTTGATGATATTAACTATGTAGAAAATCTTGATAAAGATGACATAGAGAGTTTTGTAAATGCGATAATGGTATTTACAAATGCCGAAGTTGACAAAAAAGCGATGGATGCAATAAAAGAATATGGTGCAGTATCTATTAAGTCAACTGACCAAAAGAAAGCGAGTGTAGAGCTTTTACAATCTAGGTTAAAATCACTTGACACTCAAATATACTATTTAAGAAAGTTGGCTGCCTTGCATAGCATATTAAGTGTTCCCCAAGCAACAAGCAATGGAGACTTAAGTAATGCCGAAACGGGTAAAGGCTTCTTGACAGGGCAAGGTTTTACAAGTGCAAGTGTAAGAGTTGAAAACGAAGAAAAGTCATTTAAGAAATGCGATAGAAACTCTTTGAAAGTAATTTTAAAAATATGTAAGAGTTTAGATAATAGTGGAATAGCCACATTATTAGTAAGTAATATAGATATTAAGTTTAGTAGAGATTTAAGCGATAACTTGTTGACAAAGACACAAGCATTAATAAATCTTGCTACGGCTCAAATACCGCCTGAAATTAGAAATGCGGTTGTTGGTTTGTTTAGTGATCCCGTAAGTGTTACTAAATTACAAGAAGCATTTATGGAAGAACAAAGACAACTTACACAACAATTACAACAAGCAAAAAGCAATAATAACGAAGGTGGAATAAATCAACAAAATAATAATATTGAAGATACACAACAATTAGAAAATCAAGGGCAATAGCCCTTTAATATGGGTTTAGTTCAATGGCAGAATGTTGGTCTCCAAAACCAAAGATAGTGGTTCGAATCCATTAACCTGTGCCATATTGCTAGTTGGTGAAGTGGAAACACAAGCGGCTTTGAACCGCTCATTCGGTAGTTCGAATCTATCACTAGCAACCAATTTATAGCTTTAACATTTGTGAGCTTACAAATGTGAAATAAAATCATTCTCTAAAGGGTTTTGTTAGTTACCGTAAAAAACTATCGTTAAGAAGGAGATGAAGATATGAACAGAGATGAAGCTAAAAAAATATTAGGAGAAAATGCAACCGAAGAACAAATTACTAATTTTCTAAACAATTATCATTTAAACGAGAATGCAAAAGTTAAAGAATTGCAAGACCAATTAGATGCTTTAAAAAGTGAAAATAGTAAGTATAGCGATTACGACACAATTAAAACTAAATTAAATCAAATCGAGCAAGCAAATATGACCGAGCAACAAAAAATAGACCAAATGAGGAAAGAAACGGAAAACAATTTGCGTGAATCAAGAATTATCGTTAATACTGCCAAAGCAAAAGAAATTCTTGCAGGTGAAAATATTGATGAAAAATTGATAGCAAGTTTGGTTGATGACAATTTAGAAAACACTATTGCGAAGGCAACTATGTTTAAACAAACATTAACAAACCTTAAAGATAGTGTTGCGAAGCAAACGAAAGAATCTTTGGTTAATGCAGATTTAAAACCTACTATTCCAAATGTTAATCCAAATAATGATGTAATGACACTTGATAAATTTGGCAATATGAGTGCCGAAGAACAAAACAAGTGGTTACAAGAAAACCCTAATGGGTTAGAAAATCTTAATTAAAAAAAGAAGGAGAGATAAAGAATGGAAAAATTTAGAGATAAGATTTTTAATGAAGAAGTATTTGAAACTTATCGTAGAACATTAGAAAGCACAAAAGAAAATTCTTTAATTAAAAACGCTTTATTTAATGTTGTAAATAAGTACAAAGCAAAAATGAGTGAACAAAGCGGTGGTTATGCGGTAGTAGAACCAATCAAAGGAAGATTAGGTGGAACACCTGTAAACTATGATGGAAATACAAACATTCCAAAAGGTAGTGAAAGAGATACTTTCTATCAAAGAAAGATTTGCTTTGGTAGAGCAAAGGCTTGGGGAGAATATGATTTCGCAAGTGATATTACAGGTGCTAACTTCAAAGCAGAAGCAAGAGAAGTTAATGAATATTGGGATGAACAAAGACAATCAACTGTATTATCAATTTTAAAAGGTATTTTCTCAATGACTGGTGGTGTTAATGGTGCATTCGTTGACAAACATACATACACAGTTACAGGAAACTTAACTGCCGATGCTTTAAATAGAGCGGCACAAAAAGCATTAGGTGATAAGAAAGCAAAAATGGATGTAATCTTTATGCACAGTGCAGTTTCAACAAATCTTGAAGGATTAAATCTAATTGATTTCTTAAAATATACTGATAGTGATGGTATTCAAAGAGATTTAACTATTGGAACATTTAATGGAAAATTAGTTGTTGTTGATGATGAAATGCCAAGTGAAACAACTGGTGAAGGTGCTGCTGCAACAACAAGTTACACTTCTTATGTATTCCAAAAAGGTTTCTTCGAATATGAAAACATTGGTGCAGAAGTTCCAAGTGAAATTGCAAGAGACCCTTATGATAAAGGTGGTAAGACTGATTTAATCACTCGTGTAAGAGAAATGATAGTTCCATACTTAATTTCTTACAAAGGAACAGGAACTGTATCACCAGAAGATACTGATTTCGAAAATGGTTCAAATTGGGAATTAGTAAACAACGATAAAACTGGAAGTGCAAAAGTTTATGTTGATGACAAATTAATTCCAGTAGCAAGAATTGTATCACAAGGATAATTATTAAAAGGAGAGATAACTTATGGATAGTGAAAATATACAATTAGAGCTTTTACAACAAAGAATACCTTATGAAGAAAAAATCTTTGGTGATGAAGATACTTACGAAAGTGTATTAAATAGACTATTAGATGATAGTAAATTTATAGCACTATCCATAAGATTCCCTTACCAAGATTATTCAAATATGGACTTGCCAAACAAATATAAAAATTGGCAATTAAGATGTTGCCAAGAAATATATCAAGGTATTGGCACAGAAGGTATTAAATCTTATGCCGAAAATGGATTGTCTTGGACTAGAGATAGTGGGTATATATCTTATGAATTAAGAAGTGAAATTGAATCGTTTGTAGGTTATATTCAAGAAGAAGTCGAAGAATCAATAGAAGAAGAAAACGAAGGTGATTAATATGTTTAAAGCACCTAACAATATATTCCAAAATTGGAACAAAGACTTATATATTGCTAATAAAAAAAGTGTAAGGCTCGATGATTATGGCAATCAAATAGTAACCTACGATAAACCATTTTACTTTGGTAAAGTAAATTATCAACCTTTAACTAAAAAGGACTTGGAAGCTTATATTAAAGTATATGGTGAAACTCAAAATAGCATTATTAGTTTGTTAATAGATTATACCGAAGATGGTAGGTTTAAAGCATTTGATTTGGCTTATCTATATGGTGCAACACCTAAAGGCGAAGAAGTAAATGGTGCAAATGCAAATTATATAGTTAGGTCTTACAAACCACAAAATACTAAAATAATGGTAATATTTGAAGAAATTGTAAAGGAGGAATCGTAATGGAAATAATTAAAGTAAAAGTAAAAGATAAAAGAACAGGAACAATATATGAAGTAAAAAAGTCATTAGCAAGTGATTATATTGGAACTGGCGATTTTGAATTAGTAAAAGATGAAAAAGAAGAAAAACTAGAGAAAAAGTCTACTTTTTTTAAAAGCGATAAGTAATTATGTTAAAAGTAAATTGTGAAATTAAGGGCTTAAAAGAACTTGAAAACAAAATAGAATATATAAAGCGATTATCACAAATGAAAGTTGACAAGGCCTTTCAAAAGTTTATACAAGACAAAGTAATGCAAGCATTAAATAAAGTTATGGGGGAAAGGCTTACCAACGATACGACAAACAACGAATATATAGAAGAATACAAGCTACGAAATAAAATTCGTGAAGAAGATGATGGTTTTGTACTATATAACGATTTTACAATACCCGCTATATTAGCAACAAAGAGCAATGCAATTAGAGATTATAGTGCGGGGTTTAGTATAGCACTAGCATTCGAATATGGTGTTGGAATTGTTGGACAAGAAAACCCCGTAGAAGGTGCTTGGGAATACAATGTAAACAACTATGAAAAAGGTTGGTATTATAAAGATATGAATGGCGAAGTAATATTCACACAAGGTTATAAAGGTATGCAAATATATAGATATACAAGAATAGAAGTAGAAAATAATTTACCTAAATGGGTAAAAGAATATTTTGATGGAGGTGCGAGTAGATGATTGATAAATATGAAGAAATTTATGCAAGGTTTAAACAATACATAGAAAGTAATTCACAATACAATGCTAAAGTTGTTAAATACAACACAAACACCTCTACCCATTTTCCCATTGTAACATTTGTGTTGGATGACAACAAAGATACTGATAATTGCACTAACGATAAAATAGAGTTTTATGAAGCCCATTATTACATAATTAACATCTATACTAAAGACAAAAATCGAAATGGAAGCACAATAGCTTCACAAGTTATAAATGATGAATTGACTAAAATGACTATTCAATTCTTTAACCAATTAAATTTGAAAAGAACTCTATGCAAATACACGCCAAACATAGATACTAATGTTTTGCGAAGAACAATTAATTATCAATGTTTGTTAGGTAATGCAAGGGGAAATATAATAAGGAGATGAAATAATGGATTTTAATAGCGTAGAAGATAGAGCATTAAGTGAACATCGTGGTAGTGCATTATTAATGAAGAAAGCAAACGGAAAATACTCTATATTATTGCCAATTGAAGGCACAGGTGAAAATGGTTCTGCACCTAACCAATTAGATAAAACTGCTATTGGTAACCCACAAGCGACAAGCGTTGAGGGTAGAACTGAAAACCCACAAAAACAAATGCCATTCTTCGCACATAGAGACAACATTAACATTCTTGAAGGCATTAAAGGTGAAAATCACGAGTTCTTAAGATTGTTACCTGATTTTACTGGTTTCAAATATAGTGGAACAATTAACTATATGTTAAACAACACTGATGTAGGTTCACTAGAACAAGGTCAAATTACAATTACACCAACTAGCAAAGATGAATATGTTGAAGATTGCTATGCTTTAGTTGAAGATACAGTAGTATTTACAAACTCTATTGATGAAGTTGTAACATTAGAGGGAACTGCAACAAAAGAAATTACACTATCAACAAACCCTGCCGATGCAACAATAAGTGCAACAAGTTCAACTACTGCAACAGCGACTGCAAGTGTTAGTGGTAAAACATTAACAATTACTGGTGTAGCAGCAGGAACTTCAATTGTAACATTAACCGCTTCAAAAACAAATTATGCTTCATTTAATAGAACAATATTAGTAATTGTAAAATAAATTAATTAAAGGGAAATGGGAGATAATTATAATATGAAAAGAAACGAAATAATAGAATTAAATGGTGTGGAATACACACTTGAGTTGAATAGGGATAGTTTCTTGCAAATAGATAAGATTTGCAATGTGCAAAAGTCTATGGAAATTATTCAAAAAGGGTTATACGATTATGTCGATGATATTGATGATAATTATAACCCTTTGGAGAATGCTATAAGTGAAGAAGATATAGAAAAGGAAATCAAAGAAAAAGAAAATATTTTACATAAAATTATAGAAAGAAGTTTCTTTATTTGGATGTATCCAAATCACAAATTGACTATTTCACAAGTCAAAGAAATACTTGCACCTTATTTTGAAGATGAGAAAAAAGTAGAATGGCTTGGAGAAAAGTTAGGACAATATTTGCAAGAATGTGTAGAAATAAGAGAAGAATATAACAACGAAAGAAAAAACTTGAAAGCCCAAGCCAACAAATAATTCAAAATCAAGAAGAAGATATATTTAAAAAATATAATAATTCTTATTACGAATATTATTGTAATTATCTTTTTCCACAAGCATTGGAATACGGTATGAGTGCAGAAGAATTTTGGAAAGATGATCCACAATTATTTGTCTCATATCGTATTTCTTTTATTAAAAAGAAAGAAAGAGAAATAGAAGAAGAAGATTACAAGAGTTGGTTGCAAGGGCTATATACATACGATGGTAATAGCAAATTATTTGCCACATTACGACAATTTATTACGAATTTGCTAGCAGGTATGTTTAAAGGACAAAAAGACAATACAAAGATAGACACATATCCTAGCAAGCCCTATTTTGAATTAAAAAGAGAAAAAGAACAAAATAAAAAAGAAGTTGAAAAAAATAAAAAATACGAAGAATTTGAAAACTCTCTAAAATATTATGGAACATTAAAACAACAATATTTAGAAAAATTAGAAAGTAAGCAAAAGAAAGGAGAGTAATGTATGAACAATGATACAGAAGTAAGCATAAAGTTTAGGAACTCGATAACGGGTGAAGCAAAACTTAAACAATATGCCGAAACTTTGACAAAGATACAAAATGTTTTGTCTAGTATGGAACAAGGCAAAATTAAGCAAATGGAACAAAGTGCTAGTAAAATGGGCAATATAAACAATGAAGCCGACAAAATGGCTAAAAAAGTAAATGTTGCATTTAATTATAGTGCCATAAGACTATTTGCTAATTCACTATCTCGTGTATATAGTAGTTTAATTAGAGTAACACAAAAAAGTAGTGAGTTTTTGGAAAGCTTTAACCTTTTCCAAGTTGCATTTGATGGCAATTACAAAGAAGCCGAAAAGTTTATTAACAAGATGAGTGAAATGTATGGCCTTGATGAAGCGTGGCTTACAAGAACTGTTGGCTTGTTTAAACAATTAGCAAACGCAATGGGGTTGTCTGGTGAAGCGGGAACGAAATTATCAATGTTATTAACTCAAATGTCCGTTGACTTATCATCACTATATAACATTGACACCGCAAATGTTCCACCAATATTACAAAGTGCATTAGCAGGTCAAACAAAGCCCGCAAGAAGATTAGGTAGTGATATAACTCAAACAACATTGCAAACAACTTTAGATAGTCTTGGAATAGATAGAAGCGTTGTCAATTTAAGTTATGCCGAAAAAAGATTATTAATTGTTATATCTTTAACAAAGCAATTAACTCAAGCAACAAACGATTGGGGTAGAACATTAGAATCACCTGCTAACCAAATGAGAATATTAAATGAACAATTTAGTAGATTAACAAGGGAAGTAGGAAATGTATTTTTACCTATTTTATCTAAAATATTACCTTACTTAAATGCAATAGTAATGGTAATAACCGAAATTATCGCAATGATAGCACGATTATTTGGTTATAAAAAAGAAGATTTTGATTATTTTAATGGCTTAACCGAATATATTGATGATGTTGCAGGTGGTTTGGGAGAAGCAAATGAAGGCGTAGAAAAATTAAAAAGAGGATTAAGAGGTTTTGATAAATTAAATAATATTACAACACCTAGTGCAAGTGCAAGTGGCGTAGGTGCAGGCGTTGGTGGCATAGATACTGATTTGATGGATGCTTTTAATCAAGCATACGATGATTATTTCAAAAAGATAACAAATGTCGAAATGAAAGCCACTAAAATTAGAGATAGAATAATGGAATGGCTTGGCTTCCAAAAAAATATAGATGAAGAAACTAATGATGTCTACTTTACATTTAAGAAGATAACTGGTGGAACTATACTTGGTGCTTTAGGTGTTGGTGGTTCATTGTTTGTAGGGTTAAAAGCTATTTTTAAAATATTTACTAAAATTACAGGAATTAAATTTACAGGAATTACTAATTTTGTCAAAAATTTGGGCAAAATGCCAAAATTATTTGCTGCGATCAATCCTAAAGTTGCATTAGTAGTTGCGATTGTTGGGGCATTAACGGCTGCTTTTGTAAAACTATACAAATCTAATGATGAGTTTAGGGGAAAAGTAGATAAATTTGTTGCAATGCTAAAAGATGACTTTTTAGTAACTATTAAAACAATAAAAGAAGTTGTTACACCATTTTTAGAAGATATATGGTCTATATTAAAAAGAATATGGAACGAAGTTATTAAACCATTAGCCGAATTACTTGTTAGTGTATTAGAACCAGTGTTTAGTATATTGTTAGACATATTAACGGCAATATTTAAGATGGTAATAGAACCATTAATACCAATATTAAAATGGATGGCAAACAATGTGTTTAAAGGCATAGCAAGAGATTTAAACATTATAGTAGATATTGTATCAGGCATCATCGCTTTAGCAAATGCAATATGGGATATATTAAAACCATTCTTTAAGTTTGTTGTTAGTGCAATTAATGGCGATATAAGTGGTGCAATAAATTCATTATTTGGTATTGTTGATGGTGTTAAAAAAGCAATACAAAGAGTTGTTGATTGGTGGAACAATCTATCATTTAACAAAAAGAAAGTTGAAGTATCTGTTGGTGGCGGTGGACAAGGTTCTATTAATTATGGTGGTTCTATCGGTGGTCGTGCGAATGGTGGCATTTTTGTAAACGGACAATGGCAAGATATAGCAAGATATGATGGCGGCGGAACGCCAAAAACAGGGCAATTATTTTGGGCTAGAGAAAATGGATTACCAGAAATGGTAGGTCAAATTGGTTCACACACTGCCGTAATGAATAACGACCAAATTGTAAGTAGTGTCGCTTATGGTGTTGAAAATGCAATGACAAGAGCATTAAGAAATGCTAATGTAGGTGGCGGTGGAATTTACAATATTTACCTAGACCAAGACCACAAACTTGGAACATACACATTAGAACAATTACAAGATATGGCAAAGTCAAATGGCAAGCCATTAAGCATTTATTAAGGAGATGATTTAATATGAATTATGAATATGATAAATTATATATTAGGCCGTGGGGCAGTAATGGTGCATATCAAGAATTTCCTTATCAAGTAGATGGTGTAAATACTTTGCCAGAACACGATGGGGCGGCTAACGATGTCGACCTAGATGCCTATACCAACACGGCTGGTTATACAGTTAGAAATCGTGTAAGACACGATGTAGCAACATTAGAGTTCAATATTCCAACAATGTATGGTAGTGAACTATTTGCATTATTCGATATGACAACTAATGTATGGTTAGATTGCTATTTCTTTTATGAACCCGCACACGCATTTGTATCTAAAAAAATGTATAGGAATGCTACTGTCAAATATCATAAGTATTATGTAGATAAAACCGATCCTAATAAAAATATATATACCAATATAAATTGGGGCTTTGTGGAGGAATAAAATATGGCATATATAGTAAGTGATAGATATAAACAAGTAATATATAGTGGTGATGCTAGAAACAAACTTAAATTATTGTTTAATAATGTTGAACTAGAAGAAGCCGATAGGTATTGCGAAAGAATGACAGTCAAGTCAAGAATCGTGCCAAATGGTGCAAAAATATTTAGTTTAAACAACTTTATATCTAAAGAAGCAGAACTAATATTACACGATATAGATACAAGCATAATACAAGACCAAGTATCAATTTCAATAGGAACATTGGTGGGTAATAACTACGAATATGTTCCTATTGGAATATTCAATATAGAGAATCAACCAACAAGCGATAAAAACAAAACAACAATTAAGTTAAGAGATAATTCGGTAAAATTTGATTTTAACTACAATGCTCAACCATTGATAGAAGAAAATGGTGGTAGTGCAACTAAATTACAAATATTGCAAGACATTTGCACACAAGCGGGTGTTACTTGTAATATAACCTCATTTATAGGTTATTTAGATGAAATAGGCATATATGATAACACTGTTACGGCAAGAAAATATATTGCTGATATAGCGGAACAAGCGGGTAAAATTGCAACGATAAATAGAAGCGGTGAATTAATATTTGTAAATATCAATTCATTAACAACTTGGAATATACCTTTAAGCATTGTAGAAAGATACGAATTAGGTAAAGCATATAGAATTGGCAAAGTAGTTTACGAAGATGGTGTTAGAAAATACGAAACTGCTAGCACGACTTACGACACATTGTTTTTGGATGCTTCCAACCCTTATGTAAGTAGTCAAGCACAAGTAAATAGCATATTACAACAAGTAAATGCTTTTGAAATTGATTCTGTTAAAACAGGAAAAATATTAGGAAACCCCGCAATAGATGGATACGACTTAATAAATATATATAACGATAGAGTTGAAGGAAATCCTAGTATATTTAAAACATTAGCAACAAATGATTTAACTTATACGGGTGTGTTAATAAATACATTTGATACCCAAATAGGTGAAGATGATAGAGAACAAAATGTGTCTATTACTGGTGAAGCAACATTTAAGAAATGGGCTAGAACAACGATAGATAATGTTGAGGGTTCTATTAATTTACAAGCAGGACAAATAAACGAAGCAAATGAAAGAATCAACGAAACCAACTTAAGAATCGACAAAGATGGTGCATTGTTAAATGTTATTGCAAACAATTCAAATATAGACATTGACTATGATAGTGCAGGCAATCCTATAAGTGGTGAAGTAAGGGAAGTAACAACAACAACTGGATTTACATTTAATGCAGAAGGCATGACTATCGAAGATACAAGTTCAAACTTCAAAGCACAACATAGAAATACGGGAACATATTATAAAGAAGGCGATAGCATAGTAGGTCAATATACCAAAGATGGTTCAAAACAAAAAGACTTGGAACTATTTGGTGTATATTACTATGGTAAAAACGACTTCCCAGATACACCAATGTTTATCGCACAATTATATACTGATGAAAATGGGGAAGAAGCGTTTGGACACTTTTACAATCGAGGAGATTAATATATGGATGAAAAGATATGTTTAAAATGTAGAAAAACCAAAAGACTTAACGATTTCTATAAAGATAAAAGTTCAAAATTAAACTACAATAGAGGTGATTAAAGATGACTATTAATGGTAGTACAAATAATAGTAATTGGACATATAAACTAGAAGTTAGTGAAACAGGTTATAGTGTTCAAGATAGAACTTCAACAGTACAAGTAAAAACATATATAGGTAGAGCAAGTTCTCAAAGTTATTTAGGTGGTGGTTATAGTAATTCTGTAAGTGTTACGGGTGCTAGTAGCCAAAGCCAAAGTGGAAAGATACCTTATCCAACTTACATAAATGGTGGTGCTTGGTATGAATTACAAACATTCACATTTACAGTTCCTAATACAGGCAATCCAACAACAATAACTATTTCATCATCAATGTCAAGTAGCAACTTCACGCCAAGTAGTTGTAGTGCTAGTGGAACAATGCAACTTACTGTGTTGCATTTAGACCCTGTGATTAATACGGCAACAATGGTTGAAACAAATAGTGTTTTAACGGCATTAAATGTGCCAAATACTACTGTCGTTCAATACTTAAGTAAAAAAACAATAACTTTAAGTGCAACGGCTTATGATAGTGCAACACTAACATATAGATTGCGACACTTTAATACCGATTATGCAATTCCTTCAAGTTCAACATATCAATCTTCTAATGTTTTTAATACAGATTATACGGCACACGATATTGTAATAGGTAGTGGGAAAGCAAATATAATTCAAGATATTAAAGACAGTTTAAACGGAACGGCAACAGATTGGGTATATGTTAATATCGATGGCACTGCACAAAAACCTAACGGCATTGCTTATACGAAACCAACCATTGAAAAAACCAACACTTCAATAAAAAGAAAAAGTGGTGGTGGCACAACGCTAACTGACAACAAAGCAGTATTAAATTTTAAAGGAAATTTTTATAAAAGTAACGATATAATTGGTAACAATAACAATATACAACAAATAGGTTATAAAATTTGGGAAAGTGGAACAAGCGAACCTGCAAGTTATACAACATTAACACCAACAACAAGTGGTGGTAATATAACAATAACCGATTTTGAAATAAGCAATGTGGTTTATACAAAAACTTATAATTATAAAATTATACTTAAAGATAGATATAATTATCAAGATACGATAGACAATGGAATAATACCAACGGGGCAAAGTGTTTGGACAGAATACAAGGATAGAGTAGATTTTTTAAAATTAACAGTTAATAATTACAATCCATTTGAATATTCAACAAATGAAACGATTGTTGGCAAGTGGATTAATGATAAACCAATATATAGAAAAGTAATTGATATTGGTACGTTGCCTAATAATTCAACTAAAAATGTTCCAACAGGACTGACAAATACTGATATTAGATTAGTTAATATATATGGTATTTGTTATAATTCCGATGGAAATTATCAGGCAGGATTAAATGATACATATTCAAGAATTAATTTAACACCTACAAATAATTTAAACATAAGAACATCTATTGATTTTAGTGCCTATACAGGATATGTTATATTAGAATATATAAAAACAACTGATTAAAGGAAGGAAGGTAAAATATGAGAATTAATGAAAATAAAAGCATTGAAATAAATCGTGGAGATGCTGGTACGATTACTTTAACTAACAAAAGTGGCAATTTTAATGTTGGTGATGTCTTAAAATTGTCAATAGTTGAAAGAAAAAATTACAATAGAGTTTTCTTTCAAAAGGAATATCAAGTAGAACAAGAAAGTGATACTTTCGATATACCATTAACAAGTGAAGATACGAAGATAGGCGATATTATAAGCAAGCCAACTGTTTATTGGTATGAAATTGAATATAATGGTAATCAAACTTTAATAGGTTATGATGATGAAGGAGCAAAGGAATTTATCTTATACCCTGAAGCACCAGAAAAGGAGAATAACTAATGGATATAGAAATTAATACAAATGTAAGCAACATAGATGTTGAAGTAGAAAAAGCAGGGCCACAAGGCTTCTCCGCCTATCAAGTTGCCGTTAAAAATGGTTTTGTTGGTACTGAACAAGAATGGTTAGATTCTTTAGTTGGTGAGAAAGGTGAAAAAGGCGATACAGGACCAACAGGGCCTCAAGGCGAGCAAGGAATACAAGGACTTCAAGGACCAAAAGGAGACATAGGTTTAACTGGTCCACAAGGTCCTCAAGGAATACAAGGCGAGACTGGTGCTACTGGTCTTCAAGGTCCTAAGGGAGATAAAGGGGACAAAGGAGATAAAGGAGACAAAGGTGATACAGGTGCAACAGGTGCTGCTGGTAGAGATGGTTATGTGCAATATACTGCTGGAGAAAATATTACAATAGAAAATAATGTAATTAGTGCTATTGGCGGTGGTGAGCAAGAAGTTTATTACTATAAAGATAATATAAATAATTCAAACCCATTTGTTTTTGATGGCAAGAAGAAAGGCATTTATGTAATAAATTCTGGCAGAAATGTGCATTTTTGGTATAAGGTTACACAAAACGAACCAACAAAAATGATGAATTTTGTTTCACCGCTTGTGTTTATTTTTGATAGAGATGTAGATTATGATGAAATAAATGATAATTTTGGGTGCGTAATTTACTATAATGGAAATAATGGAACATTGATTTTTGGCTATGCAATGGTATTTGAAAAGATAAATAAATCCGTTTTATGGAGTAGCAATACAATGTTTACAACGATTTTAACAAGTAATCAGACAATTTCTGGTGCAAAAACTTTTTCAACAATTCCAAAGCAAAGTAATACAACAGCACCAACACAAGACACAGAGTTTACTAATAAAAAATATGTTGATGACAGTATAACAACTGCAATAGGGAATATTAATACAGTATTAGCAACTTTAACAACTCCACAAGGAGGCGAATAGAATGACTACAACAGATTATTTAGAAAGTTTACAAGAAGATTTAAACAAAATTAATAATTCACTTAATTTAGAAGAAGGAACAAATTTTACTGATATAGCGAATATGGCAGAAAACGGAGATATTAGTACAGGTGGTGGTGCAGATTTAAGTGAATATTTTTATACTGAACTTACTTCAAATACTGATGTATACCATCATGCCAAAATTGTAAAGAAGTTTGCACCAATTATTGTAGATAATAATGTTACTTCTTTGACTTATGCTTTTTCAAATATTTATGGTGCTGATAGTTTACCTAAGGTTATTTGTGGAAATAATGTTACAACTATGAATTATATGTATGCTAATGATAAAGGCGACAGAGATATTAATATTACCAAGAGTATTGATGTTAGTGGCTTAGATACATCTAATGTTACAAATATGAGCAATATGTTTTATAATTTACCAAATTTAGAAAATATAGTAGGTTTGACTAATTTTAATACATCAAATGCTACAAATATGAGTAGTATGTTTTATTATACAGGTAGCACAGGAACAATAGACATAAGCAGCTTTGATACATCTAATGTAACAAATATGAGAAATATGTTTGCTAATATGTCAATGCAAATAATATTTGGAAATAAGTTTAATACATCTAATGTAACAGGGGAAGGCTTATATGGTATGTTTTTCGCTAATACTAATATAACATCATTACCACCAATAACCGTAACAAGTAAAATAACTTCATTAGCAAATTTATTCTTTAGTTGCACTCAGTTACAGTCATTAGTTTTCCCAGAAACTTGGGATACATCCAATGTAACAAATATGTATCAAATGTGTTCTAAATGTATTAATTTAAAAACATTTGATTTAAGCAATTGCGTTTTTGAAAAAGCACCTAATATTTCTTATATGTTAAATCAATGCACTTCTTTGCAATTTGCTGATTTAAGGTCATTGGACTTTACAAAAATTATTAATTATGCAAATATGTTTGGCAGTGGTGTTAATAGTTATGTGCCAGCAAATTGTGAAATAATAGTGGCAGACCAAACACAAAAAGATTGGATGAATATAAAATTTGCAAGACTAACTAATGTTAAAACCGTAGCAGAATATGAAGCAGAACAAAGTGAATAGGAGTTGATAACCTATGATACTTGAAGAAACTATTGAGAAGAAAGGAGATAAAAAATGAAAAAAGCGTGGGAAGATGTAAAATCATTTATAACAATAACTTCAACAATTGTTTATTTAACTTGCATACTATTAAAAATAGATATTCCAGAATATTTTAGGAATGTTTATTTAATGGAAATTAGCTTTTATTTTGGAACACAATTTCAAAAATTAGCAAGCAAAGTGAAAGGAGACGAATAATATGGTAAAAATTAAAGAAGAAACTTTAAAAGAATTATCAAATGGCAAGGGTGATGAAAATGATTAAATCACCCCTTGCTACTGCTACTTACCCTGCATATAGTGGTAACTTTACATACGGGAGAAGTGGTAGAAAAATCGAAGCTATAACTATTCATCACATGGCAGGTGTATTAACTGCTAAACAATGTGGTGAAATATTTCAAACACCAGGTAGAGAAGGATCATCTCATTATGGGATTGGCAAAAACGGAGAAATTGCTTGCTATGTAGGTGAAGAAAACACTGCTTGGACTAATTCAAATTGGGATAGCAATTGCAAGTCTGTAACAATAGAAACTTCAAATAGTGTATATGGAGGCAATTGGGCAGTTAGTGATAAAGTGTTAAATCAATTAATTAAATTGGTAGCCGACATTGCTAGAAGAAACAACTTGGGTAAATTAGTTAAGGGGAAAAACTTAACTTGGCATAGTATGTTTGCAAACACAAGTTGCCCAGGCCCATATCTATTGTCTAAAATAGATTACATTATTGATGAAGCAAATAAGATTAATGGCGGAATACCAAGTGGTAATGATGTAAATGTATATTATCGTGTCAAAACACAAAAACACGGATGGCTTCCCGAAGTTAGAAACCTAGAAGATTATGCAGGTTGGGAGGATTCACCTATTATAGCCGTTGCTATTGGTGTAGATAAAGGCGATATTTGGTATCAAGCACACATAAAAGGCAAAGGATGGTTACCAAAAGTAACGGGTTATGATATAAATGACTTTCATAATGGTTATGCAGGTGATGGTAGAGTAATAGATTGTATAAGAGTTTACTATACGACACCAGACAACATTAGACCTTATAAGAAAGCAAAATATAAAGTAAATAACTATGCTTGGCAATATGATGATGAGTATGACAAGTATGGAGAAAACTTTGCAGGTGTTTATGGCGATACCGCAACTAAATTCCAAATAGTTATCGAATAGTCTTACTAGATTTAATTCTATATGGGTAGATTTAACGAAAATATCAAATTAGTATAAATATACTAGAAAAGCAAAATGTTTGTTAAAAGCAAAATAAATGCCGTTTAAAGAGAAATGCAAAAAATTTCTCTTTTTTATTATTTTGTGTTGACAAATGAAAACACTTGTGTTAATATTTGTATTGTAAGGCAAGATAGGTAAAATAATTGCTTTAGAAAGGAAGGTGAAAAAATGCCCAAGAAACGAGTTCAAAGAAATCATCACTTACATATTAGATTAAGCGATTTCGAACAAGAAGAATTGGAAGATATTGCTTTAGAGACAGGACAAACAGTAAGTGATTTTGTAAGAATAGCTATTTTGGAAAAGAAGGAAAGGGTGAGAATGTATAATGAAAACAAAAATAAAACAAATAATAACTCAAATTAAGCATATTTGCTCTAATGCAAATTACAAGATTAGGTATAATAACCTATCTAAAAAATATGATGAACTAGAAAAAGAACACGAAAATCTTAAAAAGAGATTAAGCAAAGACTATATAAGTATGCAACTTAAACAAGCACAACAAGAAGCATTAATGTATAAAAGACAACGAGACCAAGTTAGACAAGATTATACCGAATTACAAAAGTCTATTACAATTAAGGAGAATTGATATGGCAACTAAAAGGATGTTTAGTTTAAATGTGGTAGATACTGATAAGTTTTTAGAAATGCCTATTAGTGCAAGACTACTATATTACGAATTAGGTATGCGTGCCGATGATGATGGCTTTGTCGACAATTGGAAGAAAATATTGCTATTTACTGGGCTTAAAGAAGATGATATGAAATTATTAGTAGCAAAATCATTTATTATTCCGTTTGAAAGTGGTGTTATTGTAATAAGACATTGGCGAATGAATAACTACTTGCAAAATGATAGAACTAAACCAACATTATATCAAGATGAATTAAGTCAATTAGGCCTAGATGAAAACAATGTATACACTTTGGATACGAATTGTATACATAGTATAGATATAGATAAGAATATTAAAAAGAAAAGTAATATATCTAAAGATATATTACCAAAAGAAAAGAATAAAAAAATCTATTATAGTAATATAGAATTAAACAATTTGTTTTTAGAATTTTTAGATTTAAGATTAAAATTAAAATGCAAAAATACAGATAGGGCTATTAAATTATTAACTAATGAATTAGACAAATACGATGATACAACTAAAATTGAAATGCTTAACGAATCTATTATGAATAGTTGGAAGTCGGTTTACCCACCAAAACAAGTTAGGCAAAAACAAGAGAAAGGAAAAACTTCTGCAATGGATGAAGTTTTAAGGGAAATGTCAAATGGAACAATTAGATTTCAATAAAATCGCAAAGGCATTAACCATTGCTTACCCATATTATTTTAAAGATATGAGCAAAGAAGATGCGTTAATGTTTAATCAATTGTATTTTAGTAAACTTAAAAAATACGATTATCAAGTTGTTGCTAAAGCAATAGATGATATTATTATGAGCAACAATTATATGCCAACATTAGCCGAAGTAATAAAATCTTGCGACAAAGAATATAGAATTTATAACCGCTTGAAATTGGAAGAAATGTATAGGCAAGGTTATTTTAAAACCGATGAAGAATTTGGTAAGGCAATGTTATGGTTATTTGAAGAAAAACCAATAATTCCAAATTGGTTGCAAGATGATATGAAAAAGATAACTGATATTAAGCTAATTAGTGATGAAGGCATAGGCAATGAAAAAGAATGATAATATTCAACAATTTGCATTGTATAAATTAACCGAGTTATTAATAAAAACCAAGTTTGAAGAAAAAGAAACGGGCAAGGTTATTTATGTAAAAAAAACACAAGCATATCAAGATTTAATAAATTTAATAAAGGAAGTGTGGAATGAAGAAATTAAATAAAGATTTATATATTTTAGTAAAGGGTTCTTTACAAGGCAATACACCACAAGAAAAACTTGAAGATGTAGAAAATAGAATCTTTATGAATAATATGGTTGATAGGTGGACTAAAGAAGATCACGAATTTAATGATGTCTTGTATCAACTTAAAGATGAATTGGAGGGTGTAATAAATGGACAATAAAAATGAATTAATAGTATTGGAACAATTGCCAATAATAAAATACAAATTAGAACAATTATCAATTGAGATAAAAGAAAAAGTTGAAAATGCTAATAAGTTAGTTGTAAACGAAGAGACTGTTAAAGAAGTAAAACAAGTTAGAGCTAATTTAACTAAAGAATTTAACGAATTGGAAGCACAAAGAAAACAAGTTAAACAAGCAATAATGTCAAAATATGATGAATTTGAAGAAATATATAAAGATAATGTAAGCAACTTGTATAAACAAGCAGATCAAGAACTAAAAGCAAAAATTGATAATGTAGAAAGTTCTTTGAAAGAAGAAAAAAGAAATGAATTGTTTGATTTTGCAATGGAATATATTGCGGCAAATGATTTAGAGAATTTTATTAAATTCGAAGATATTGGTCTTAATATTACATTAAGTGCAAGTATGAAATCACTTAAAGAGCAAATCATTGCATTTTGTGAGAAAGTTAAGCAAGATGTAGAACTTATTAGAATGGAAGAATATAGTGGTGAGATATTATATTCTTATATGAACACACATAATTTTGCACAAAGCAAAATGGAAGTAATCAAAAGACACGAAGCGTTAAATGAACTTGCCAAGAAGAAAGTTGAAGAAGATGCCTTGAAAGAAGAACAACAAAAGGTTGTTGAAAAAGTTGAAGAAGTATTAGTTGCACCTAAAGAAATAATTGAAGATGATGAAATCATAACTGTAACATTTACAATCAACGATACAAAAGAAAATATTGTTAAAGTCCGTGAATTTATGAAGAAAGAAGGCATAAAGTATGAATAATGAAAAAGACCTTTCAACAACTTATGAGCAACTTCAATTAGAAATTGTAACGATGAAATTTATGATTTTATCTTTATATCAAGGATTGGTAAGCGATAAGCATAAAGATTTAGAAGAATGGGAAAAAGATTGTAAGGAAGCAACAAAGAAATATCTTGAAGAAATTAAAGAAGAAAGTGAGAGTGAAAAATAATGGCAAATGAAGTTATTGCTAAACCAAAAAACCAAGTTACATTTAGTGGTTTTATGACAAGTGAAGGGATCAAAAAGAAAGTAAACGAAATAATTGGAAGTAAAGAAAAGGGTGCTAGATTTATTTCAAGTATAGTTAGTGCAGTTAGCACAAACCCACAATTAGGTCAATGTGAAAATGCTAGTATCTTAAGTGGTGCATTATTAGGAGAATCTTTAAATTTAAGTCCAAGTCCACAATTAGGAAGATATTATCTTGTTCCATTTAAAGATAAGAGCAGAGGTATGGTTGCACAATTTATTTTAGGTTATAAAGGATATTTAGAATTGGCTCAAAGAAGTGGGCAATATAAAGATATAAATGTAATTGAAGTTAAAGAAGGAGAATATAAAGGAAGAAATAGTTTAAATGGAAATCCAACATTTGAATTTATTGTAGATGATGATGTTAGAGATACTAAAGAAACGATAGGTTATATGGCAACTTTTACATTAATAAATGGTTTTACCAAAACTATATATATGACAAAAAAGCAAATGGAAGAACACGCTTTACAATATTCAAGCGGTTATAGAGCGGATAAAAAGAATAAAACTGCATACACATTTTGGACAAAAGATTTTGATGGAATGGCATTTAAGACTTTATTAAGACAATTAATATCAAAATGGGGTATTATGAGTATAGATATGCAAACCGCTTATGAAGGCGATATGGCGGTAATAAATGAAGATGGAAGTAAAAATTATGTTGACAATATTCCTGATGCTGAATTTGAAATTGTAGAACAACCTAGTGAAGAAAATAGAGTAGTTAAAAGTTTGGATGAAGTATAATGAAAAAAGCAATGATTGATTATATGCAAAATGTAAAAAATGATGAATTATATACACCAAAGTATGCAATTAAACCATTAGTAAAATATTTACCTAAAAATGCAACAATATGGGAATGCACGGACTATGGTGATAGTAATATTACAAAAATATTAATCGAAGAAGGGTTTAATGTTATTAGAACACATAAAGATAATTTTGATTTTTTAAATGATAAAGTAATGTTTGATTTTGATATGATTATAACTAACCCACCATATTCTTTGAAAGATGAGTTTTTAGAAAAATGCTATGAATATAAGAAACCTTTTTGTTTGCTATTACCATTGACCGCATTAGAAGGTATTAAAAGAGGTAATATGTATCAAAAAAACGGAATTGAAGTTCTTGTTTTTGACAAAAGAGTTGATTTTAATGGCAAAGGCAAGGTATGGTTTAATACAAGTTGGTTTTGTTGGAATGTTTTACCAAAGCAATTAATGTTTGAAGAATTGAAAAAGGAAGCGTGATTATGGAAATTATACCAAGCCCATTGTTTTATATGGGGAACAAGTTGAAGTTATTGCCTCAATTAAAACCTTTATTTCCACCAAACATAAATACATTTTATGATTTGTTTGGCGGTAGTGGGGTAGTATCGTTAAATGTAGAATCCAAAAAGACAATTTATAATGAGTTGAACCCCAATATATATGAAATGTTTAAGTTATTTAAAGATTATGACTATCAAGATATTATAAATCATATAAATAAAAGAGTTAAAGAATTTAGTTTACCAACTATGTCTTGCGATGTTAGAACAAAACATTATCAAGAAGAATATAAGCAAGAGCATAACAAAAACTATTTAAAGTTTAGAAAATTCTATAACCAATCTAACAAGAATTATTTAGACTTATACACTTTAACATTCTTCTCGTTTTGTAATTTGATAAGGTTTAATGCTAAAAGCGAGTTTAATATGCCTTTTGGGAATAGGTGTTATTTAAAAGAACACGATCCTCAAATATCGTATGCTTGCTTTAGAATTAGAAAAATAAATTTAGAATTAAAAAACGAGGAAGCAATTAATTTTATTAAAAATAATTTTGAGCAATTTAAAGAAGATGATTTTATATATCTTGATCCACCATACTTAAACACGCTTGCGGTTTACAATGAAAAAAGAGCTTTTGGCGGTTGGAATATTGATAATGACTACGAGTTGTTTGATTTGTTAGAAAAACTAAATGCTAAAGGTATTAAATGGGGCTTATCTAATGTATTCCAAAACAAAGAGTATAAAAATGAGCATTTAATTGAATGGTGTGAAAAGAATAATTGGAATGTTAATCACTTGGATTGCGAATATGCAAGTTTAGGTAAAGGAAGCTCTAACACTGATGAAGTTTATATTTGCAATTATCCAACACCAAAACAAATGACATTATTTTAAATTAAGGAAGTGTAAAATGAAATATGAAATAATAGGTTCTTCAAGCAAAGGAAATTGTATAGTTGCATAATATAAAATAATATGATATAATTAAATTGACTAGATAAGTAAAGGGAATTTATATGAATACAGGACTTATCTAGTCAATAAACACCTGTATTCATATAAGTTCCTTTTATTATATCTACGAGGAAGGCAGGAACAAAATGGAATATGAAAAAGTAGAAGTAAATAGTGAAAGATGGTTTGATTTAACGCCATTACTAAACGAAGAATTTAGAGATATTAAAGATTACGAAGGATTATATCAAGTAAGCAATTATGGGAGAGTAGTTACATTAAAATATAATAATGGCATTAATAAGCATAACGAAACCAAAATATTAAAGCAATGCTTAAATATAAACGGTTATTATGTACTAAATCTAACAAACAAAAGTAAAAGAGTTCATAGACTTGTTGCAGAAAACTTTTTAGATAATTACAACAATTATAAATGTGTAAATCACATAGATGGAAACAAAAAGAACAATCAAATTAATAATCTTGAATGGTGTACTAGTTCCCATAATAATTATGAAGCATATAGATTAGGTTTAAAACAAGGTGCAATGAAAAATAAAAGAGGCAAAGACTATCCAATGAAAGTTAATTTAATTGGTATGTATAAAGATGATATTTTATTAGAAACTTTTTATGGAACAGGTGAAATAAAAAGAAAATATAATTACTATCCAATAGCAATATTAAATTGTTGTAAGGGAAAATATAAAAAAATGTATGGATATGAATGGAGATTTATAAATGAATAATATTTTAAACATAATTTCTTCATCTAGTTCTGGAAATTGTTATATATATAATCAAGATTTAATGATAGATGTTGGCGTTAGCTTTGTAAAAATAAAGTCATACATAAAAAATATAAAATTATTATGTCTTACCCATCAACATCAAGACCATATAAACAAAAAAACATTAAAAAAAATAATATTTGAGAAGCCAACTTTAAAAATAATTTGTGGCAAATGGCTAGTTAAAATATTAATTGAATTAGGTGTAAATAAAAAAAATATATATGTTCTCGAACTAGAAAAAAAATATGATTTAGGAAAATACATAATTCAACTAGTACCTGCTATTCACGATGTAGAAAATTGTGGGTATAAAATAATTATTAAAAAAAACAACTATAAAATATTTCACATAACTGATACAAGTAGTTTAGAAGGAATAGAAGCAAAAAATTTTAATTTATTTAGCATTGAAGCTAACTACAAACAAGATACACTTGAAAGACATATTAAAGAGTGTCGAGATAAGGGTGATGAAGGAAACAAATTGTTTTACTTAAATCGTGTAAAACAAACTCATCTTTCTTATGAACAAGCAAATACATTTTTGATTGAAAATATGGGTGAAAACAGTGAATATCAATATATCCACGAATCATCCTATAATTTTGAAGGAGATGAATAATGAAAAACTTGAAAATTTTTACAAATAATATAGAAGATAGTGCAAAAGAACAAATTGATTTATTGTTACAACAAGAAGCTTTTAAAAATTGTAAAGTAAGAATAATGCCAGATGTCCATGCAGGGGCAGGGTGTGTAATAGGTTTTACTGGGAATTTAGGTGATAAAGTAATACCAAATATAGTTGGTGTAGATATAGGTTGCGGAATGTTATGTGTAGAATTAGGTAATATTGATATCGATTTAGAAGAATTAGATAGAATAATTAGACAATACATACCTAGTGGTATGAATGTTCACGATGAAGTAGCAGAACATTTTGACTTTTCATTATTGTATTGCTATAAAGAATTAAAAAACAAAGATGGATGGCTAGAAAAATCTTTAGGAACATTAGGTGGTGGGAATCACTTTATAGAAATAGATATTGATGATGAAAACAATAAGTATTTAGTTATTCATACAGGTTCGAGAAATTTAGGAAAACAAGTATGTGAAATATATCAAAATAAAGCAATAGAATATTGTTCTTATAAAAAAGAGATGCAAGAAGAAAAAAACAAAATAATAAAGGAATATAAAGAACAAGGTAAAGAAAGAGAAATACAACAAGCATTAAATGATATAAATAAAAAATATGAAGGTAAAACAAAGTTGCCAAAGGATTTATGTTATTTAGAAAATAAAGATAGAGAAGATTATTTACACGATATGAAATTATGTCAAAGTTTTGCATCTTTAAATAGAGGTTATATTGCAATTGAAATATGCAATAAATTAGGGATATTTTATGAAAATTATTTTCAATGTATTCATAATTATATAAACTTTGATGATAATATAGTTAGAAAAGGTGCAATATCAGCAAGAAAAGATGAACAAGTAATTATACCAATGAATATGAGAGATGGATGTATAATAGGAATTGGGAAAGGGAACGAAGATTGGAATTATTCTGCACCACATGGGGCTGGAAGAACAATGTCAAGAAATATTGCAAAACAAACTTTAACTATGGAAGATTATAAAAATTCTATGAATGGAATTTATACAACAAGTGTGAATGAAGAAACAATAGATGAAGCACCAATGGTATATAAACCTATGGAAGAAATAATTGAACATATTAAAGACACTGTTGAAATAAAAAAAATAATTAAGCCAATTTATAATTTTAAGGCAAATGAATAAAGGAGATGAATAATATGGGTAGTATATTAAAAAATTGGAAAGGTTTATATAAAACTGAACAAAATAATAGAAAATTGTATGAAGAAAGATACAAGAAGATTTACGATGAAAATATTGAATATCAAAAGCTAATTAAAAAGTTAAAATACAATTTAACAAAAGCAAGAATTGATTTAGAAGATTGTCGTGGTTTTTTAAAACAAGAAAAAGAAGTAAGTTACGCACTACGACAAGAGAGAAATAAACTATTGACAAAAATCAAAAAATTAAAAGAAGAAAAAAACAAAGAAGAATTGCAATAAGTTAATATTTATGTTATAATTAAATTGTCTAGGTAGTATAAGAGCATTTAATGATGGGTAGGACTATCTAGACAATAAACCCTATCTATCATTAAGTGCTTTTATTATTATCCTAACAGATAGGAGATAAAAATGGAATATGAAGAAGTAGAAGCAAATAGCAAAAGATGGTTTGATTTAACACCATTGTTAAATGAAGAATTTAGAAACATTACAGGATATGAAGGATTATATCAAGTAAGTAATTATGGCAGAGTAAAATCACTTAAAAGGGAATTAAAGCAATTTGATGGAACAGGGTATAGCATACAAAGAAAGAA